TAAAGGCGCTAATGACAAGGTATGGGACGCTGCATTGCGGGAGGATATGGCATGACAAAACTGACAGAATCCCACATGAAGGTGCTTAAGTATCTTTCCAAACGAAAGACTGAAGCTACATTCAAGGACATCCAACTGCAAACCAGGCTTGGCATTCCGACAACCAAGTACGTTATTCGCGCACTGCTTCATGATGGATACATCAAGAAACGTTCTGATAGGCTTAGTTGCGCATCAGAACGCTTTTACACATTTGTCAGTTGGGAGACGGTCAAATGAGTGAGATGACCAGGGAAGAGATGCAGGCCAAGATGGAAACATTCTATGCGCTCACTAGAGAACTACGAGCCATGCTGGCAAGAACTGATCACAAACTCAGAGTCAGGGAAATGTTCATCCATGCGTTGCTAGACCCTGATGCTTTTGGCTACTCAGTAGAGAATGCCGTCAGGGAAGAAGCCTGGAAAATCCTACAAGGAGAACGCGATTGAGCAAGCTAGGTAAAGACCGAGGTGCCAGTTATGAGCGTGAGGTCTGTAACGCGCTTACAGAGCGTTTAGGAACCAAGGTGACGCGTGTACTAGGGCAAGCAAGAGATGGGGGCTCAGACATCGATCTAGGCCCGTTTATGATCGAATGCAAGCGTCGTAGGAAGATAGCGCTCTATGAATGGATGGAGCAAGCCAAAGTCTCATCCAAGGGTGAGAAGGTGCCTGTCGTGATTTGCAGGGCTGATGGCAAGGAGAGTCTAGTGATCTTTAGGCTTGACGATGCGATCACGCTCATGCAGAATGAATTGTGACTCCGCTGAATCTGCCAGTAGGTTAAGCGCTTGAGGCAAGCGAGCAGATAGCCTCACCTGTTGTCTCCTCTGAGTTGAGCTCTTCCCGACGAGCTTTACCCCGTCATCAACGACGGGGTTTTCTTTTCGCAGTCTTGGCAGACTCTCTAAAGGCTTTAGCAGTTGGCGCACCAGGCGTTCCTGGCTTGCGCATACGCTCACCAGAACCTGCTTTAATGCGCTCTCTCTTGGCTGCAATGTTTGCGTACAAACCTGGTTTCATCTAACACCTCCAACGTCTTCTAGCGGCCTTACCTCTTGGGCCAGACCATGACCTCGATCTCGCGCAGAAACTGCGCTTCCTAGCTCTCTCTTTGGGAGTACGAGGGTTTGGTGCAGGCGCTTGCAGATTGGAGCCTGTAGCCCTGTTATAAGCCTTCCTACCGGCCTCTGTCATGCCACCACCTTCAGCAACCGACTGAAAGTGTCTACCCTTACCTTTAGTCGTCTTTGCAATCGGGTTTACCATACTTACCTCATCATCAATGCTTCAGCTTCTCGACGCTTAGTCAGCCCTGGTAGCACTCTGCCTGCAGCCTTGTTCCACTTACGACATTCTACTGCTGCACCTTCCCAGTCATTGGCATCAATACGTTTCTTGAAGGTTGATATTCTGTAGTTGCCTAAGCCACAGTTATACGCCCAACTGATGACTGCAGCAATACGTCTAGGGCTTGCAGAAGCGAGCCGTGGTGAGAGTTTTACCAATCCGGCAACGAAGTGCCTGACATGCTCCTGAAGGGCAGTTTCAGCTTGTTCTTTTGTCCAGACAGTGTATTGCCTAATATCACGACCAGTAGCACCATAACCAATAGTCCAAGGGTCGCCACCAGTAGCGGGGTCAGGATAAGCACAGCAATCGCCGTTAGGAAGACGTTTAGCATAGCCTTCAAAGGGCTTGATGAGTACGTTGATGGCAAGCTCAATCGCTTCATTCACTTGTACTTCTCTATGCTGCGACCAACAAACCAGAACGTAAGGATCATGGTGAAGAGTCCAAAGTCATCTTCATCCCAAGTCTTAACTAAGACCTCTGCCCACGGTGCATTGCTTTGAAACGCAAGAACAAGCGAAGCCGCTTTGACGGCAGCGTACATGCCAAATATCGCCCAGGTGATTCCAGGGCGTACCAAGGCAGAGATTCCAGCCACAAACCAACCTGCTGCTTGAGCCGTTTGACTCTGTTCTTCAAAGGCCGCTTTGATGGTATCAAGTTGCTGAACACTGTAGTCCACATACTTTTCTTCCATCTTAAAAGTGCCGCGCATCTTCTCAAGATCGGTCTGCAACTGAAACATGTTCAGCTCATGCTGGCGTTCGTTCTTCTTGTCAAGGAACTTTAGAACCTCTGGCGCTAGTCGGAACAAACCACCAAAGATGCTGCCAAGCAAACCACCGGAGAGTAATTCAAACATTAATGTTCTCCGTTCTTATTGATGTCTTCTTTAGCCTTGCGTGTTTCACGTTCAATCTTATCGCCTCGAAGTTTGCGTACCGTATCGATCTTTTCATCAAGTCGAATCAAATCGTTATCGTGCATCCTAATTCGATCAATCAGAGATACAACAGACTTTTTTGCTGAAGAAAGTACGGGATCGATTTCTTCAGTAGACCAACGCCAAACGTAATACACAAGGTATACAAGACCACCAACAGCCAAGGTCGGAAAGCCATATTCTTCGATCAGCTTGCCGACGTTGAAGTCCATTAGTCCTTCCTGTTATCCGACTTTTCTGCACGGGCAATGCGGTCATAGTCAGGCTCTAGACCTAGCGAGTGCGTGATTTTGATGTCTATCCGTTGAAGCTGCGTGTTCATGTTATCAACCCGCTGTTCAAGCTGTGTGATGATGTTAGCGATACCGTTGATTGAACTTGTAACGCCAGCCAAAATGTACTTAAGTGTTAGGAAAACAAAGTAACCGCCAATGCAAGCGGAAGCAATAGGCAAACCCACAGAATGAATAAACACAAAAAGGTCAAGGCTCACTTCTGCAAGATTTGATCAATGCGCGAATGAGCCTTGTCAGCAGACTCATGAATCATTTCCATTTTGGCCTTTAGGTGAGCCAGGTCTGAACGAATAGCCACATATGCACCAAACGCTCCAGCAGCAGCACCAATCAGGGCTTGTATGACTACTGACATCGACACTTCCATTTAGGACATCCCTTCGCCTGGTGTGATGTACAGGTTGTGCGTACCCGTATCAACAATGGCGGCAAAGTAAACCGGATTAGTTCCATTGGCTTGGCCGTTTGTAATCACAATTCTACTGTTAGGGGGAACAACAAATCCATACTCACCTGTACCAGACGTTGGTATCACTGCTGTAGTGCCACTGGTTGAACCTGTTTTTACAAAGATTTCGTGGTTGCCATCGTTGTAAAGCGCAAACTGGTTAGCAGGTGTGTCAGCGTAAACAGCAACATTCGCAGATGTTGTTGTTACGCTTAAAAGGTATGTCTTGCCGGTAGCAAGAAACGCAATATTATTTGCCACCTTTGCTCCCCCATTGCTGCGCAGCCGTCATGGTTCCATAGCATGGTGCGCCATTGGTGAACTTGGGCTGAAAGTTGGGGTTTACTTGCTTGGCAACGGCGGGGACTTCCTTAACCATCACCTTTTTGCTCACGATTTTCATGGTCGTCATCATGCTTTGTTTCCTTCATTAACGATGGCAAAAACACTGTGATAGCAAAGATGAGCAATGCTGCAAGACGCTCATACGTCGGCCCCCACATTGTCCAACAAGCGAGTGCAAAAGTCATTGATATTGCTAGCAATGTCAAGACTCTTGCGACTACTAACTTCAAAGAAATACGTACTACCTTCAAAAGAAGATTCGCATCCATGCTCAGCCTCATGGGTTAATTAAGGTTATCTAGTCTACCTTAACTATCGTCATCTTCATCATCATTCATAAAGCCACTCCCCCATTCGGCATCGCTTGCCTTCAAGCGTATGGCTTCTAACTTCAATGCTCTGTCAATAATCTTTGACTTATCGGTTAGGCTTGCTTCAGGGTCTGCCATGACCTCAGCCAAGAGTTTGCTTATTGCAGCCTCTAGGTCAGGGTTTATACCCGTTTGCTTACGCTTCATCGAGTCATGCGGCGCTTTGGCTTGCGTTCAACTTCACGCGCTGCAGGGATGCGGCCAAGAGCACGTTGCGCTGATAGCGAGCCTGCCACTTCATTGCGGCCAGCTTCGGCAGCTTGCGCTTCCTGGCGCTTCATTTCTTTATTGCCTTCTTCTTTCATCATCGTGTCGTAGTTCATCGCATACCTCTCTTGGTTTTACGCGCTGTTGATAGGGCAATGGCAGCGGCTTGTTTCACGGCTGCACGTTTGCTTGCAGGACGACTGGTGCCTATCTTGCCAGTGTCTTTGAATTTACGCACCATCTCTCCAATGTTGGTCGAGATTGTCTTTTGACTGCTACCTTTCTTAAGTGGCATCTATTCCTCCGTTGTTTGCAAGGGTCGAACTGCGGTCGCTGTTGCTAGCCCAGCAGGAATCGTGGCATTAGCGCCAACACCAGGTCTGTCTGCATAAAATCGTTGCGCTCTTCTCGCAACACTTCCACGGGTTCTTAATAATTGCGAAGCTAAATCAGCACCTCTGCCAATAAGCGCAGTTCCTAACGCTTTGCCAGTCTGCTCTGCTGCTGTTGCAGTAGCGCCTTCCGGTTGCCACCTAGCTCGCAACCTAAGCTCTCTACCTAACTTGCCAAGCTCATCAATATCCATCCCTGTGCGTCGTACAAGCTGCTTGTTACTACTAGCAAGCATGTCACCTAAATCTTCAAGACTTATATTGCCCTGCCGAATACCAGCCTTGCGATACAAATCCTCCAAGATAACTGTGTTTCGATACTTAGGTCTAAGCTCTGCAAGTTGCTTGGCGATCTGCGGATGGTTTCTCTCTACTGATTCATCAATCACATTGATGATGTCGTAAATTTCATGAGCCTGACCACGATTTGAAGAAGACCTTGCCGCTTGAGCCAAAGCATTTCTCATACGCTGCAACGCCTCGCCTTCTACAGCAAATGACGCTGGGTTTGCCCCTGGCCTTGATGCAAGGCGCTGGTAATTATTGATTAGATTTAGCGCTTCTTGTTTAACAGGATTTACTGCCGCAAATCCAGGCAATTGAGTCTCCATTTGAGCAATGGCTCGCAATGCGTTAATAGCCGGTTGATCAATCGTAAAAATTCTTCCTTGGTAAAGATTGTCAAAGTCTTTTCCTAAAGACTGAAACCTTTCAGATATGAACTTGTCATCAATCTCATTAACCTGTTTTCCAGTTCCTCTGCTAGCCAATTGATTGGCACGAGTTTGATTTTGTATGGCGTAGCCAGTAGCACCTTTCATCGGAATAGGTTGATCTGCTCTTACTTGTGCAGGAGAAATCTTAAAGCCTAATTCTTCAGCTCTTCTTGCAGCCGCCTCGCTTGTTGCCGATGTTTCGCCAACAACAGCTCGACCTAAACGAGGGATGAGAGGCAATGTTCCAGCGCCTAATTCACCAAGCATTCTTGCGCCTGCAAGCTCCTCGCCAGGAGGTTGTATGCCAACACGCTGACCATAACGCTCAATGTCTTTTGTTGTTGGGAACAATGTTTCTCTATCAAACAATTTTTGTGCCAAACGTTGGCGAGCACCTATCGTTTCACCAGGCTCTTTAACACCAATAAATTCTGGCGCTGTTTGAAACGCAAACTTTTCTATCTCGCCTGGAGCGCCTAACGCACCCGCTACTGCGCCGTAAGCAGTTGCTCCTATTCGTTCAGGAATAGATGGTGTGCTGTACTGGTTTATATCTGCAACAAATTCACCGCGAGCAGGCGGTTGTTTTGTAGCAGACTTTTTGAAAGGGTCAACTATTTCCGATGGTTGGGTTTTGAACGGATCAATGATAGCTGATGTACTCATCGTGTTGCTCCGTATTCTTTTTGCCAATAAGCTCTAAGGTCTGCATCTGTTGCATTAGGATTGGCTTTTCTGGCTGCTGCTACAAAAGTTTCTATATCTGGGACGTTTGATGCTGGTTGCGAACCAGAAATCGGCTTGTTGAGAGCAGGCCGTTGGCCTGTTATCGCAGGCATATCAGCATTTAGATTGCCTGACCCAGCTCTAATAGCCTCTTCGGTTACTGAGGGCAAACCAAGAATTCTTTGCGTCTTTTCATCCAGGCGCTCTCTACCTTTACGCAATACATCTGTTACATCATCAAGCGTAAAAGGAATCGTTTTTTCAACATCTTTCAAGACATTTTGTAAGTCTTGTTTTTGTTCAGCAGTTGCGCCAGCCATCCTTGAATGAGAAAGAACGCCGGTTTCAATTTCCTGTCTAACTTTAGCCAAATAAATAGCCATGTTGATAGCACGATCACCAGCTCTAGGTCTAAGAGCAGAGTATTGCTGCACGTTGAATTTTGTTGCAGATGATGCAAGTCCTTGGCCTTCAATCTTTGTAAGCGCCAAATCTAAGCTGTTTGCAACTTGATCAAAAGCTCTTTGATCTTGCGCCGTCATTTTGCGAGCAGCGGCAGCGGTTAAACTACCAACAACTGTTTCAGGGTCTCTGTTAATAACGCCTGATAACACTGGGCTTTGAGAGGCACCTGGCAACGAAGCTATGCCAGCCAAGTCTTTTGATGCACCAAGAATGTTCGAGTGAACTCGGCCTGCAAACATCAAATTATTTTGGCCGACCTTGCCAGCTCCAGCGGTTGCCGGTTTAACGCCAGTAATAGTTCTTGTTTGACCTAAATCATTAACTTGAACCACATTGCCAGCTTCATCAACGCCAATAACTTTGAACTCTTGTTTTCTTGCTCTTGCTTCTTGCATACGCTCTCTTGCCAAATCAGCTTGCTGCTTCATTTGTAAAAGAAGCTGTGAAGCACGATCAGAACCTTCAACCGATTTCAAGAGAATCTCTTGCGCTTGCTTGTACTGGCCCTGCCTTAAAGCAGCCGATGCAGTTGAGTTTTCTAGCTCTGCCTCAAGCACTTTCAACTCACCTTCAGCAGCCTTACGATCTGTCTGCAAAAGGCTCATAGCCTTGTTGAATCGATCTAAAGTTTGGCGATTGTTTTCTTTAATACTTTCAATGTTCTTGTTGAAAACATCTAACTCTCGCTTGTAGACTTCTTGTCTACCTTGGCGAAATCCTTCTAGTCCACCGTTAAGAGCTGCCATAGCAGCCAACCCTGACCGCTTGCTAGCGCCACCAACAAGAAAACCAGCAACAGTAGTAAGAGCCAGTACGTTTCGGATATCTTCCAGGTTAGTAGGACTTGGCTCAAATGCTGGAATCTCTTTTTGACGATACTCAGGTGATTCGACCAACATTCGTTCTTGGGTTGCAAACTCCTTACCAATCTCTTCACGGCGTTTCGCAGCACCCATGCGCTGTGCAGCAATCTCTTCTTGAGCCTTTTGACTTTCAGCACGTTGCGCCTCCATTAGACTCGGAAGTTGCTCCTCTGCCGTAATCCCACGACTAATCCTTCGCTGCATACCTTGCTCAGGCGTTTCATTCAAAGCAGGTTGCTGACCCATGACTGAGCGCATGGCTCTTGTAATAGGATCACCCGTGGTATTAAGGGTTTCGTTCAGTGCCATGATTAACCTTTCGGGGGCTGCACGTTACCGTAAATGGTGGCATACAAGTTTGCAAGCGTTTTGTTCAACATTTCTCGCGTCGTCTGGTCTGCCGCATACCCAGCCTTGACTGCCGCCGCTTGATACTGATTGCCTATGCCTGCAATCTTAATACCTTGGTCTAACAAGTCTTGCGCAGCACGTTGGGTACGTTCTACCTGCCTAGCTTCGGCTTGTTGCTGCGCTGTGCCTGACGTTAAACCACGCTGCGCCAATTGCTGTCGCTCTCTTGCTGCTAACGCTTCAAGTTGCTGTCGTTGCACCGGCGTTACCTGACCAGCCTGACCCAAGCGCATCATCTCTTCGCCCATTTGCCGCTGAGGCTGTCCAAGCGCTGATAACTCTTGTTGCATTCTGCGAGCCTGACGACCAGCTTGTCTTGCTTGCAGCACCGATGCCAAGGTTCCCAAACCGGCAAGCCCTTCTTTTGTTCCTAGCACCTGCTTAGCACCTGCTTTTAACAAGTCATCTATCCCGCGTTGCGGCGCAATACCTTGATCAATTGCTTCTTGTTTAACATCTCTAACCTGCGGTGGCCCAACCATCTCTCCTTCATACATGCCAAGGCCAAATTGCGGTTCAGTAGCACCAAAACCAAATCCACCAATTGGAATTTGTGGATATTCCTGTGCAAATGATCTTGAAATAGAAGTTTGACCAGGCTCCATTGTGTCAGTCGGGCTTGAATAGATAAGCGATCTACTCATGTCAATAGGCTGAGATATTGTTTCTGGTGCAAAAACTTGATTATCTAAACCTTGTTGAGATGCAGGCGCTAAATCTTCATAACCACCTAAAAATCCATAGTCTTGAAACTCTGGCAAACCCGTTACAGGATTGACTGTTCCAGAGCCACCATTGGCTTTGAGCATCATGGCTTCTTTAGGCGTGATATGGGCTAGTACGGTGTCTTTGCCTCTGCCTTGCTGTCGAACAAGTTCGGCAAGACGCTGCATGTCCATACCACCTAACAAGGCTGCAAGTTGTTTAGCCATGATTAAATTCCTAACAAACGTCTAAGTTTTAGTGACCTAACATTCCATACGGCTTTTTGTTCTTCTTCAGGTGTACCTTCTACATCACCCGTGTAATCTTCAGACAACTGCATACGCATTGGCAAGATACCTTCAGTTTCAACAACGCGAGTACCTGGGGGTGGGTTATACACTGGTTTATTAATAACAACAGGAGGTTGATCAACAATAACTTCAGGAACCTCTGGTGTTATGACTGGTGGCTCTGGCAACACGGGTTCTATAGTTGGCGTTGGAACCTCTTCAGGCGTTGTTTGCTCAGTTAATATTTGATCCAATAGTATTTGCTCTGGCAATGCTGGCGGTGAAGTTGGCTCAGGTGTAGGGGCTGGTGTTGGTTCTGGCTCTTCCGTATTAACAACTGGCGTTACTTGAGTCTGTGTGCTGACTGTCGTTTCAGGTTGAGTCTGCGTCTGAGTCTGAGTTCCAGTTTGAGTCTGCGTTTGTGTTGCGGTATCCGTAGCGGTTTGCGTACCAGTCTGGGTTTGCGTACCTGTTTGGGTTTGAGTGCCAGTTTGAGTTTGTGTACCAGTCTGGGTTGCAACATCAGTTGCGGTGTTATTGACCGTATCAACAAGTACCTGAGTGCCAGTCGTTAAGTTGCTTCCTGTTTTTGTATCTAGCGTTGGAACAACAGACACACTTCCATCTGTTTTTAAGATAGTTGAAGTGCCGTCATTGTTATTGTTCAAAACAATACCTGACGTTAGATTCGCATTTGCTGCAAGCGCAGCATCAATTAACGCCTGACCAGTAATCCCGCCTGTCGGCGCTGTTGCACCAGTTGCTATCGGTTGGACAGCACCAGTAAAGCCTGGCGTTGTGGCCGCGCTAGCAATTGTTCCAGCACCCCCTGTTAAGCCACCAGTAGGCGCTGCTGTTACTGTTGCTGGCAAAACAACCAACGAACCATTTGTTAACTGCGATGTCGGCAAAACACTTGTCTTGCCATTAGATTGCATAACAATCGATGTGTTAGTTGATGGATTGACAGATATAACTACTGCCGCATTACCACCCGTGTTAGTTGCAAGTTGCACTGCTTCAGCAGGCGATGCTGCAATCTGAAAATCAACAAGAGGTGCAGCAGCCGTTGGCAATGTACCAAGATTGCTCGGCGTAATGTCTGCACCACCACCGCCTAATAAATCGCTCGGCAAACGTGTACCTGTTACCGTAACGCTAGCACTTGGGGTTGTCGCAATAGGAGCGCTACCTGTAAAGATAGGCGATACACCAAATTGGTTTTGTGCAGCTTCAGCAACTTGCTCGCCAGTATTGATAGCCGCAGCAGTTTTCCCACCAATGACAGCACCAAGCACTGCTTTACCTTTAGCCGCATTGACATCGCCGCTTGTAAGGTACTCGATCAATCCTTCTTCAAGTGCCTCTGTACCAGTCTCTAATAATGTTCGACCTATTGCCGTATTAGCACCAGGAATAAACGATATAGCCGTTGTCACTGCGCCAGCAATAGCTGCATCGCTACGAGCAAGACGAGCCAATTCTTGCGCTGTCAAATTAGGATTTGCTGCTTTAAGCTCATCAATCTTTTGTAAGGCTTGAGCGCCAGCAGACTCAGCAGCATTGAGGGCAATTGAACCCATGAATTGGGCAACTGGGCCGCCAGGAAGCAATAACTGAGGCAACTCTTGTATAAGCTCAACACCTAAATGTGCAGCAGCTCCAGCAGGATATTTGAGCGCTGCACTTGCAATTGCACGGCCAATGTCTTGTGCACTGGCATTAGGATCAGACGCTACGCGATAGATGTCATTAACGAAGTCTTGCGCTTGCCGATTAACGGACTCTGGCCTTATGAGTTCGCCAGACTTTTGTATATCTTGGAATGCCGTAATAGCAGCTTGCGAATTAACACCAAGTTGTTGCGCTGTCGCTGACAAAGCAGCGCCTAACTCACCTAAGCCTGCTTGCGCTGTACCAGCTAGTGCGGATGCTGTTTCGTTAGCTCTTGTATAAAGACTCTTTGCTTGATCAATGAGCTGACCTTGCGCGTTAAATGTTGCCGTATCACCAGTTGCTTTATCGCGCTGCGTAACAGAGCCATCGGCATTTTGTGTAACTACTAAGTTTCCAACCGGAACAATATTAGGGTCTCGATCTGCACTTATAGCTAATGAATTAAGGTTAAGAGTTCTAACATCAGTATTTGCCAACGTACCATTAGGATCACTTGTATAAAGCACACCTTGATACTTTGCATTAGCTGGCAACGCTTCTACTGCACCAATGACTTGCGGCGTTTCAAACTGGACAGTTCCACCAGCCACTTGCGTTGCAGCACCTTGCGGTAATACTTGCGTGATCTTTCCTGTTCGGATGTCTCGCAAGTACATCGTGTTGTTCTCGCCTTGATAAGACTCAAGTATTGGATACAACTCTTGCGCAGCAGCTTCTTGTGCCGTTACTTGTTTAGCGCCGGTAGCCGCTTGCGTTATAGCCTGATACTCACCAACCGCTTGATCTTGTTCAACACGACCAATCAAATCAGCACCACTTAGAGCGCCAGCAGCGGTATCCATGCCGACATCAGGTGTCGCGCCTAGACCGCCTTGTACTAACGTAGGGGCTGCTGTTTCACTTGCAGGCACTCCAGGAATCGTTGTTGTTCCTGTGCCAGCACGTTGAGAGCCAGCCACTGCACCTGTGATAGCAGATTGCAAGACATTGCCACCAGTAGCTACTGCACCTGTTGCACTTGTAAGCGCTGAGGCAAGTGCGCTGTCAGTAACGGCATCACCAGTTGGCTTGAAGTCTGCAAGACCTGTCTGCCCTGCAATCTGTACAGCCGTGTTAATTGCTGCTTTTGATACGTCTTGGCCTGTAGCCGCAGCAGAGGCTATGTTGCTTACAGCACGAGCTACCGTTGGGTCAGTAAATACTTGCGGTGTACCGTATTGAATACCTGCCGTAAGCAAAGCATCTTGCAAAGGTACACCTTGAGCAACTTGCAAGCCCACATTAGCTATGGCTGTTCCAAGCGCTGGACTTACACCAAGAGCTTGCCCAATTGCTGATCCAACACCTGGTAGTAATACAGATGCTGCCGCACCAATGATCGGCGCAAAGGTTTGCAATGCCGTTGTAGGCACTTGCACATCTTCAGTAATCGTACCTGTCGTGGGATCAACGTATTCGTATTTTGTTGCACCGCTTGGCACACCTGATTGATCGTCTGACTTACGAACAATATCGGTAGGACTTAAGACTGCATAGTCTTTGCCACCAATGGTGATGTCATTGTATGCAAGTTCATTACCTTGCTCACCTGCTACGACATAAGCAGCATCTTGAACTGCCTGCTGTATTTGGGTTGGGGTTGCAACTGTTTCAGCAACAGGCGCTGCTGTAGGCGTTGGCGTAGATTCTGGTGTTACAACGGGCGCTGCAGGCTCTGTAACGGCTGCAACAGTCTCTCTTGGCCTTACACCCGTTTGCGCCTCAGTCTCTTGTGCCAGCAAATCCATAACCTGCTGGTTAAGGCGCTCTTCAGGTGGCTCATAACCATTGTCAAGCATGAAGTTCAGTGTTGCTTGATTAACACCTGCCGAGCGTAAATCGTCAACGCTTACATCATTAGCGTTAAACCAAGCTATTTTTTGGCTAGCGTCAAACGAATCCCAATTGCCAGGTAAAGCAGGTATTGCCATGTCATAACCCCAAACGATTGATGATGGCTTGATGGATCAAAAGATGCCCCTGTATCCATTCATAAAAATCATCTTCTTGGTTCCAGTCCGTATCAAACAAGTCAAACGGGTTTTCTAAACTCAATCGATTTGCTAACGCATCGTGCTCAACAAAGTGGTTTAACAACCAGTCATCCAACTCATCAAAATCAGCATCTGCCAGTGGATAATGAGGTATCAATATGCCACTGTCTTGCAAGGTGTTGAAGAACAATTGATGTTGCATTGCATTCTCGAACAACATCTCTCGCAATCCATCGGTGTCGCCAAACACCACATTTGACAGATTGTCTAAGTTCATCAAACACCATAGTAAGGAATCTTCTTGTTCACACCACCAATCTGCACAGTGATGTAGCCTTCCGGCACTAAAGGCAGTTCAGACGTTGCAAAGGTTGCCAGCGCTGCTGTCGTATTTGTAAGGTTGACATTAGCTAGCGTTGCTAACGAAGATACGTTAACGGTCGTGAAATTACCTGTATCACCACCGTCTATTTTCTGCCATGTTGTACCATTAAAAATAACCCAGTCACCAACACCCCAAAGCGTTTCACCGTCTAGATTTGTAGAGCCAGCAGTCGAAACAATGTAGTAGTTGTTTGTCGTACCGACACCTGATGCCAGCGTTGGTGTATTGGTTGCAGCGTTCCAGGTGCCAAGATACGTTGGCCCTCCACCACCTCCACCACCGCCTAGACTAGAAACGACTTTAAGCATGATTCACCTCAGAGGCCGTCGCCTGGAGTTACATAAATATCTGCTGTACTTGATGACGTAATGGCTGTGAAATACGCATTAGGCGTAAACGTCAATACCTCATCCGTACCTGGTAGTAAAGGGAATGCAGCACCTGATGTGCTTACAACCGTAGCATTGGACGTAGCGTCTGCTGATGTTGCACCGTATCCAAGAAACACAGTCACACTACCAGCATTAATGATGCGGTATTGATTGCCACCTAGTGTTGTTGATACAGCCTGCACTGGCGTTGGTGCAGTTGTTGCAGCCACCAACTTAACGGTATTACCCGTTTTTGTGAATGCTTGGATACCCATAACTTACTCCGTTTGTTTCAAGTTCATTACGCTGCCCAAGGCAATGGTGGTTTTGTGATTGGTGGGTTCTTGCTTGTTTCGATTTGTGCCAGCACAGCAGCTTCTGTACCCGCTTTGTCAATACCGTTAGCCCATAGCCAGCCAAGCACATCTTCTTTGGTCAGTTGGTCGTAGGCAATGAAGTTGCCTTCAGGGGCAGGAAGGCTATGCGATGCGTAGACATGCCCGTGATGCTCGCCATCAGCGTGTGAGCATTGCCAGTGTACGGTCATGACAATATTGGTTAGCTCACCGTCTTGAGGTTTGCACTCTAGCTGAGAGATGTTCCAGTTCATGGTTGGGTTCCTTCTAAGGCTGCAACACGGGCGGTTAGGGATGTGATGAGGGCTTGTTGTTCTTGGATGGCTTTGGTTAGGATTGGTATTAAGTTTTGGTAAGCAACGTTCAAATATTCAGGCCCAGACTGAACAACCCCATCAAGATACGCCTTGCCATCCATTGCTTGTTGCAGTTCTTGTGCAATAAATCCTGGCTGTACACTTTGATCTTTGCTGTGTTCTGGCTTGTATTGGAACGTAACAGGACGAAGTTGTGAAACAACTGCAAGACCATCATTAAGCGTTTGGATGTTGTCTTTTAGTCGCTCATCAGAACCATTAACGTAAGCACCGGCTCCCCAAACGCCAGTGCCGTTGACTTGCAAGTTGTACGCACCTTGGTCTGTTGTGCCTGCAATGTAAACCTCACCCCCGCTGGTGATACGGGCGCGTTCGGTGCCGTTGGCAAGATCGTAGAAGCGGAAAGCGTTAGAACTCGTTACAGAACCAATCAACCAACGGGACGCACCGCCCTCGTAAAAGGTCAGGTTTGTGTTGTTGCTATTCGGGGCGTTCAACTCCAAAAGCCCGTTTCCAGAAGGAGAAGTCGTCCCGATGCCCATGTTACCGCTGGAGTCGATACGGGCGCGTTCGGTATCGTTGGTGCCAAAAATCAAAGCTGCGTTTTCGCGGTTGTAGAGAAGCGCATCGCTGCCGCTTACTGCAAGCTGAAAACCATCTGAGACAGTGTTTCCAGTTGTGCTGTTTTGCAGGCGAATTTCACCTTGCGTAGCGTTGTAAACAGTTAAGCCTTGATTGGAACCTGCGGTTGATGTGCCGAGAAGCAGTCGCCCACTCGCATCCAGCGTCATCGCCTGAGTGAAGGTGATCGCGTTGCCTGCGGTGCCGGAGGGGGCAGTGAACCACTGATGAACGCCAGATGACTGTTCGTAGCGAGAGGAAGCCACGCTGCTGGTCTGATACTTCCAACCCGCGTTGTAATAGGCGTTGACCCCAAAATCACCTTGGTTGCCTGATACAGCAATGAACGTATCGGCTGTTCCGTTTCCAATCTGCATGACCTTAAACGTGGCCCACGCACTCGGCGTCACCCCAAGGCCGAGGTTGCCGGAGGAGTCGAGTTTTAATATCTCAGAACCATCACCTTTTTGCCACGAAAAGTCAGTTGCACGATACGCAGCAGAGATGTTGGCAGAGAACGCATCGTTCAGGTAGTTGATACGGGCCGTTGTAGCACTTGTTTGGAAAAGGAAGTTGTATCCACTGGAACTTTGAATACGAGAACTTCCAATCACATCCAACTTATACGCAGGCGAACTCGTCCCAATCCCAACGTCACCCGCAGCCGTGACAACAAAAGGCGTAGAGTCAGGATTAGCCGAATCTTCAACAAACAAAGCATTGCCTGCGCCGGTTTGTGTAATCCGTAAGGCATCGCCACTGGACGAACCAGAGATAACAACCCCAGGTTGAACAGTGCCTGTCAACGTAATCGTGTCTGTGGTTGCATCGCCAAGCGTGACGTTGCCTGTGGCAGAGAGCGTGGTAAACGAACCCGCAGCCGCCAATGACTGACCAATGGTGACGCTATTGATCGTCCCCGATCCCGTTAGGTTTCCACCAAGCGTAAGCGTCTTTCCGCTGCCCACGTTCATGGAAACG